GTTCGTGCCGCTAGAGCAGACGGCAAAGCAGATCGAGCAAATGGGGATGGAAGGCTACGGAACGCTTGCGATTGCAGCGGCGATAAGGGAGGGAGTAGGTGAAAAAGAAAGAACCTAAACACCCATCTGGTCTGACGATGGCTCGATGGATGTGGCCTTTCAAAACGGACGCCGAGCGCAAGAAGATTGTTGCTTGGCTAAAGAAAGAACAAAGAAACAAGTTACCTGAAGCACTACTATGACCCCCACAAACAAGATGCGGATCATTCGGGCTATTCGCACTTTGGTCACCGCAGAGATAACTAGACGCACCCGAGTTAGACGCCACACTATGGATGCGAAGACCGCCGAACAGGCATACGAGCGAGACATCTCGCAAATCAAGGAGCTACTAGATGAGACAGCAATCGAAAAGACGTAACACAAGTAACCTAACAACCGCATACATTGACGCTGAGATGTGGCACTATGGCCCGTATAAGCTAGTTCCGCTAAATGGTGGTAGGGTAGCTTTGCCCGGTATGCAGATCATCGGGGTGGAAACACTCAGCGCAATGGCAGCAATGCGAGGTTGGAGTCTGCTAAAACCGGCAGTCGTTCACCAATAGGAGCAGTACATGAGCAAGAAAAAAGGCAGGGACTTTAGTGTCTTGTGCTTGAACCTTCAGGGCATGGCGAGGATGCTGTACTCTGAGCTGAACTCCAAGCGTGGAGTTCCTAGTGCTAAGGCTAAGGAGTTAGCCGCGCAGATTCTTGCAGAGGCATCGCACCTTCATGTAGAAGTTACAGCGGGGGAAGAATGACAACGCATAACGACATCAAGAACCTTATCGAGGCAGTCATAAGCGTGATTGGTGGGGCTAGTATAGTCTTCATCATTTTAGGAATTCTTTTTGGGTGGCTGTGATGGACGAAGCCGATAAAGGCAACGAGACCGCTGAGTTGACGTTGCAAAGTTACATCAATAAGATTCGCAAGCGCGCAAACACTACACTGCTAGTGACCGGATTCTGTTACAACTGCGAGGAGGAAATACGAAACAGACTGTTCTGTGACGCTGAATGTAGAGACGATTACGAGAAACGAGAGAACCGTAAACCACGGTAAACCACGGTAAACCACGGTAAACAACTGGAGAGAAGTAATGGTAAAACGTAGATATTCAAAGTCCGCACGTATCCGTGCATACAAAGCCGCTAACCCATCCGCATCTGTCCGAGAGATCGCTGAGGCTGTTAGGTTGCCTTCAGACTATGTCTATGGTGTGTTGTGGGCAGACGCTCGTAAGGGTCACACCGCAGCATCAAAAGCCACACCAAAAGTCACACCAAAAGCCACACCAAAAGCCACACAACAACAACAAAGCGCAAACGATACGCAGGTAGGTGGCGCACACTACAAGTCCAAAGCTATCCAGCCGTGGGACTACATTGTGTCGAATCGCCTCGGCTACTTGGAAGGGAACATCGTCAAGTACGTCAGCCGCTGGCAGGATAAGAACGGTATGCAGGACTTGGAGAAGGCGCGGCACTACCTCGACAAGCTGATCGAAACGGCACAAAAGAATTCTTGAGGAGCGTCGGCTTCTCTGGTGTGCGCGGGTGTTTAGCCTTGTAGATGTGACCAACTGCGTAGGGCGCAACGATCCGACGAAGCATTACTAACGGAGCGCTACTCTCCTTAAACCGCGAACACAGGGGGCGCGGAATCTACATATCCCCCTGACTTCCAACAAGGCACATGCTCAAAATAAACTCCACTGAGGAGACCGCCGTAGATACTGAGTACTATTGGCGGTCTATGGACTCGTGCCCAGTAGGCGTTAAGGTGCAGCTATTAAACATAGGCGGCGTTGCTGTCTACGGCAAGATCGGCAGTAAAGATCGGCAGCACTACACCGGCTGGGCACCTCTTCCTAAACGAATCCCGGAGAATACAGATGGCACTTACTCCAGAGACTAAGGTTAAACGTGCGGTAAATAAGCTCCTCAGTGAAGCGGGGGTATACAGCTTCATGCCTCCAGCTAACGGCTACGGACGTGCGGGTATCCCGGACATCATCTGCTGCATAGATGGGCAGTTCGTAGGGATTGAATGCAAGGCAGGTAAAGGCAAGACTACCATCCTGCAAGACCGCGAGATTAGCGCGATCAACAACGCGGGGGGCATTGCGTTCGTGATAAACGAAACAAATATCGAGTATGTCAGCGAAATCATCAAGGCAATCAGGAGTCGGAAGAAATGAACCCGGCACAACGAATCCTGTCTTTATTCACGCATGAAGAGATCAAGGACAAGCTCACTTACCTATACGACAAACTCGCCGCACAGAGCGAGCAAGATGCTGCTTCCTTTGCAATTCTTGCCACACTGATCGGAGAGAGCTATCGAGAGGACACCCCGACTATGTGCGCAGTTGTGGTTGCAGATGCAGAGAATCCAGAAGTCTGTACGATTGTTTCAGCCGGTATGACTTCGCTGGAAGCCGCCGACGCGCTGTCCGCTGCGGGTGAAGCGTTGTTTGCAAGAGAATCAGAAGACGCACCGCCTGCGGATCGTCTGAACTAAATCAAAACTAGGAGAGCACCATGAGCATGCCGTTTAAGAGGTTGTTAGCTGTTGACTTTGAGACGGCGTGGGGGCGTAGCGTGAAGCTGGGCTTCTCGGCGCAGACTAACGAAGAGTACATACGAGATCCTCGGTTTAAAGTATGGGGCTTGTCTTGGGATGAGATTGATCTGACGCAAGATCAGCGTTGGGATCACACAAGTAAGCCCGTCAACCGTGCAGTGTGGGTACGGGGCAAAGACGTTCAGGCGTGGGCCGACAAGATTGACTGGAGCACCACCGCCATCGTCTGTCAGAACACCCAGTTCGACGGATCTATCCTAGCGTGGATCTACAACGCAATGCCCTGCTTTATGTTCGACACGCTGAGCATGGGGCGAGGGCTTCGCGGCGTGGATGCCGGTAACAGTCTCAAACAGTTAGCGCAGTACTACCAGCTACCACCTAAAGGCGATGGGCTTGGCTCATCTGAAAACATTCTGGATGAACTGCCGTTCCTCGTTGAGCAAGAACTTGCCGAATACTGCAAACACGATACGTGGCTGTGCAAGCAGATCTTTCTGCACATGTTGCCGGGGTATCCGACAAAGGAACTGCGCCTAATCGACATGACGCTGAAGATGTATGTTCGTCCGCTTCTTGAGCTAGATAAGAACATGCTGGTCGATGCAATCCTAGAAGAGAAGCAGCAACGCGAAGCACTGCTCGCTCGCCTTGATCTGACTGACGGAATGCTGGCGAGTAACCCGCAGTTTGCACAGGTGCTGGAGGCACTAGGCGTAGAAGCCCCGACCAAGACGAGCAAGACAACGGGCAAGACAACCCTTGCGCTTGCCAAGAACGATGCCAAGTTTCTGGCCCTGCTCAACTCAGACAACGAAGACGTAGCACTCGTGTGCGAAGCACGGCTTAAGGTCAAGTCAACGACAGAGCGAACACGCGCACAACGCTTCTTGGATATTGCAGAACGTGGGCGATTGCCCGTACCGCTAACGTACTTCGGTGCCGTAACTGGGAGATGGACCGCCAGCAAGGGGAGCGCCATCAATATGCAGAACCTTAAACGCGGGTCGTTCCTGCGCAAGGCAATCATGGCCCCAGAAGGATACACGCTTGTTGTCGGTGACCTATCTCAGATCGAGCCACGGGTGCTTGCTTGGTTGGCTGACTACGAGGAGATGCTCGACATCTTCCGCGCTAAGGGTGATCCGTATGCGCAGTTCGGGGCGCAGATGTTCAACATTCCCGGCATGACCAAAGAGTCGCATCCAGAACTTCGCCAATCTGCGAAGTCTGCTTTGCTGGGCTGCGGCTACCAATTAGGGTGGGCATCGTTCGCTGCACAGCTACTTGTCGGCTTCCTCGGCGCTCCGCCAGTTCGCTACGATAAAGACTTTGCTAAACGTCTCGGAGTCAGTAAGGAATACATTCAGCGTTTCGTTGACTGGAAAGAAAACGTTAAGCGCATGGAAGAGATCCCGCACATCTGTACAGAAAAAGAATTGCTGATTCACTGCCTTGCTGCCAAGCGCATCATAGACATCTATCGTTCAACAGCCAATGCTGTTGCCAGCTTCTGGATTCTGTGCGATGCGTTGATCCAGCGCAGTCTGGCAGATGGTGAGGAGTACCAGCACAAGTGCCTGCTCTTCAGGAAGGAAGAGATAATGCTTCCAAACGGAATGAGTTTGCGTTATCCTAACTTACGTCAAGAGAAGATTGATGGTAGGAGCCAGTGGGTTTACGGGCCAGACGCTACCAAGCTGTACGCAGGAAAGATTACGAATAATGTAGTGCAGGGAACTGCACGAATCGTCATGACAGACGGCATGCTTCGCACTGCGAAACGATACCCCGTTGTGGGCACTGTGCATGACGAACAGATTGTGCTAGTACCAGAAGAGGAAGCAAAAGACGCGCTTCCTTGGGTGTTGGCACAGATGACAGCGGAACCCAGCTATATGCCGGGTATTCCGTTGGATGCTGACGGCGGCACTCACCGTAGATATGGACTAGCTAAAGGCTAAGGAGAGACTCATGAACGCTATCCCGAAAAAGCTCAAGATCGGAGCGCACTGGTACACCGTGAATACCGATCAACCCCCGCGCAAACGAGCGCTGGGCACCATCTACTACAAGCACAAGAAGATCAACCTAGCGCCGCTACATCTGCACAAGTCAGTAGACGATCTGCACGACACGTTCTGGCACGAAGTTACGCATGCCGTGCTGCATGAGATGAACAACCCGCTGTATCGCGACGAACGGTTTGTGACGCAGTTCAGCGGAATTCTGAACAAGGCAATCAAAAGCGCGAGGTTCTAAGATGACAGTTATTCGATGGTCGCACTCTTCGCTTAAAGACTACGAGGGCTGCGCTCGTAGGTATCACGAAGTCAAAGTGCTGAAGAAGTATCCGTTCCAAGAGACAGAAGCCACACGTTACGGCACGGATGTGCATGAGGCCATCGAGTTCTACATCAAAGACAACACGCCTATTCCGGCAAAGTATGCGCAGTTCAAGCCGATAGTGGACGCCATGCTTCAGAAGTCCGGACGCAAGCTAGCTGAGTATGAGATGGCGCTCACTAAAGACCTTAAGCCGTGCAAGTGGGATGCCGAGGATGCGTGGGTTCGCGGCATTGCGGACATCCTGATCGTGGACGATGACGATCTTACGGCATGGGTCGGAGATTGGAAGACGGGCAACAACCGCTATCCGGATAGAGATCAGCTAGTACTCATGTCCTTGATGGTGTTCGCTCACTTCCCGCATATTCGGAAAGTGAACTCTGCTTTGTTGTTCATCGTCAAGAACGACATGGTCAAGATGCAGATGCACAGAGATCAGGCAGATGCGTTTTGGTGGAAGTATCGTGAGCGTCTGGCTCGTCTTGAAGCAAGCCATGCGAACGACGTTTGGAACCCGACACAAACCCCGCTCTGCGGCTGGTGCCAAGTAACCGGCTGCGAGTTTCATCCAAGGCACTAAGGAGTTAGAAATGACTGGGCTTGAAGCAGCAAAAGCATGGATTCGACTACACGCAAAACCTCGCAAAACATTCAACAGAAGAATCACCAGCTACGGGCTAAAGCATATAGCTGAAAGAGCATACGGAGTCTACATGACTAACGAAGAGTTTATCCAAGCTATGGATGAGCTTGGCTTCTCTCGCTACCAATCGCGGCTTATGCGCGGCGGTCCTAACTACTACTTTAACGCGGGCTATACCGGCACTAGGGAGTAGTACGATGACACAGAAGAACGGTAAGCGTGACTACAAACACGCATACAAGCTACAGAAAGAGTCCGGCGAAACCGAGGATCAACTGGAACGCCAACGAGCGCGACGTAAGTATGACAAGGCTGGGGTTGATCGGAGTGGTAAAGACATTGACCACATTAAGCCGCTCAGGGCAGGGGGCAAGTCTACGTCGGGCAACCTGAGACTTCGATCTAAGAAAGCTAATCAGTCGGACAACGGAAAATAAGAACAGAAGAGAAGCTATGCAAATTGTTGAAGATAGGGCCGTGCTTATCAAGACACGTCGTCCGGAGAAATACACCGTCATCCCTAAGTCGCGAATCGTCGAGGAGCATGACAATGGCGGCTATACGGTGGCGGTGTACTTCGGTCTGGACGAGATGCGGGTACTCAGGAATCTAGGCGTTAAGAACGCGCCCTCGCCCATCGTCAAGCGCTATGACTGGCCCGGCAGGTTTAAACCGATGGCGCACCAGATCGACACCGCTGCGTTCCTTACGTTGCATCGACGCGCCTTTTGTTTTAACGATCCCGGTACGGGCAAGACCTTGGCAGCGCTCTGGGCTGCTGACTATCTGATGCGGCGGGGAGATGTTCGACGGGTGCTTATCTTGTGTCCTCTGTCGATTATGCACAGCGCGTGGATGCAAGACATTGGCAACAGTGTGATCCATCGAACAGCTATCGTGGCGCACCATGCGCAGGCGGTCCGGCGTATAGAGATGGTGCAGGGCGACTACGAGTTCGTCATCACCAACTACGAAGGGCTGAACCTTATTGCCACAGAGATTAAGAACGATGGTCGTTTCGATCTTGTAATCGTGGATGAGGCTAACGCCTACGCTAACCCCACTACCACCCGCTGGAAGTCGCTGTCCTCAATCATCACGCCCAACACCTATCTATGGATGATGACGGGAACACCGGCTGCACAGTCCCCGATTAATGCCTACGGCTTAGCTCGTCTGGTCAACCCTAGCGGCGTACCTAAGTTCGCGACTGCGTGGCGAGACAAGGTGATGAACAAGGTGACAACGTTCAAGTGGGTGCCTAAAGCCGACGCCAAGCAGACAGTTCACGAAGCCTTGCAGCCCGCCATTCGATACACCAAGGAGCAGTGCCTCGATCTGCCGCCGGTTGTGACAGAGACTAGAGCGGTGCCTATGTCTCCGCAGCAGACTAAGTACTACAAGCTGCTTAAAGAACAGATGATGATTCAGGCAGCGGGCGAGACTATTACGGCAGTTAATGCTGGCGTAGCGCTGAGCAAGCTGCTACAGCTTAGCGCTGGTGGTGTCTATACCGACGATAAGGAGGTAGTGGAGTTCGACTCGGCACCGCGTCTGCAAGCCTTGCGAGAGGTCATCGAAGAGACTAGCCGCAAGGTGATCGTGTTTGCCATGTTTCGTTCTAGTATCGATACGATCTGCGCTAACTTGGAGAAGCACCACATAAGCTTTGCGCAGATCCACGGTGGGGTGTCCGCAACAAAAAGGGCAGGGTTGATCAACGACTTTCAGACCAAAGACGATTTCCGTGTGCTGGTCATGCAGCCGCAGGCAACAGCGCATGGGATCACGCTGACTGCTGCGGACACCGTGGTGTTCTACGGCCCGCTGATGAGCGTTGAGATGTACTTACAGTGCATTGCGCGAGCCGACCGCAAAGGGCAAAACGCAGACAAAGTCACTGTTGTGCATATCCAGAGTTCGCCTATTGAAGAGCGTATGTTTAAGGCCTTGCAATCGAAAGTAAGCGATCACTCGCTGCTTGTCAGCATGTTCGATACCGAAATGCGAGATTCATAAAGCACTTGCGCACACAAAAGTAATTCGTGTATGCTTGTCAAACGTTGTACAAAATAAAAGAATCAAGGAGAAGCTAGATGGCTCAAGATGACGAGGACGCCAGCGTCCCTATGGATAAGCTGGCGCGGGTCTATCGTAAGATGTCGGCCCGCATTCAAGAACTAACCGCCGAGTACGAGTCTCAGGTCGAGGTGCTTAAAGCGCAGCGTGAAGCTGTTCGGATTGCGCTCAAAGACCGGATGCTGGAACTCGGGGTTAAGTCGGTGAACACTGCTTCGGGTACGGTGATTCTGTCCGTCAAGCAGCGGTACATCACTCAAGATTGGGATTCATTCAGGCGGTTCATCGTGGAACACGATGCGGTGGACTTGCTTGAGCAACGAATCTCGCAAACCAACATGGCTACGTTTCTCAAAGAGAATCCGGATGCCGTGCCACCGGGGCTGAACTCCAGTTCCGAATATAGCGTTATTGTACGTAGACCTAAGTGAGGAAATTATGAGCAACATTACTGTGTTTGATCCTACGCAAGTACCTTCTTTTGCTAAACGCGGCGAGCTTTCTGAAATGGCTAAGGCGCTGGGCGGCAATACATCCGCTGGCAGCAACAAGCGCATCTCAATCAAAGGCGGTGTCTTCCGTCTGATGCACGGCGGCAAGGAGGTTGCCAGCATTGAAGAGCGTCATCTCGACGTTATTCTGGTCAAGGCGGCTCCGAAAGTGTCCCGAATCTTCTACGCTAAGTCGTATGACGGAGAGAACATCATTGCACCGACTTGCTGGTCGCAGGATGGCGATGTGCCTAATGAGGATGTAAGTGAGCCGCAAGCTTCACGTTGCTCCGAGTGTCCGCAGAACATCGCAGGATCTGGTCAAGGCAATAGCCGTGCTTGCCGCTATCAGCAGCGTCTGGCAGTTGTGCTTGCGAATGACCCGGAAGGCGATGTGCTTCAGTTGCCGTTGCCGCCAACTTCTATCTTTCACAACACGAACCAGCCAGTAGAGCAGAACCGCATGCCGCTGCAAGCGTATGCGCGTTGGCTAACCGCCCGGAAGATTAATCCGGAAGAGGTTGTCACGCAGTTGCGTTTCGACACGCAGTCGGAGGCACCCAAGCTGGTGTTTAAGGTGTCCCGTTGGCTGACGGACGATGAGTACACTGCTGCGCAACAGCAGGCTCAGACTTCGGAAGCTATTCGCGCAATCACGCTGACTGTTGCTAAGATGGACAACGTTGCTGAACCCGCAGCACCCCTTGCTATTCCGGGTGTTCGCCCGTCTACCAAAACCGCTCCGGTAGTTGAGGACGTAGAAGCAGCGGAAGTGGTTCAAGCAGCTAAGCCCAAGAAAGCAGCTAAATCTGCTCCTGTAGTTGAGGATGTAGAGGAACCGGAAGTTCGCAAGGAAGCAAAAAAGCCTGTTGCTACCGCTAAAGCCAGTCTGGCTGAGATGGTCAGCGATTGGGATGACGAGTGACTTGCTAAAAAGGGCCGGGGCTTCGGCCCCGGTTGTATCTATGACGTATTCGCAAAATTTAATTGATCGCGTCAAAGAGCAGCCCATGTCGTTGGGGGTGCGCTTAGGGCGCTGGGCCGTCTATTTAGATCTACCTGCCGTAAAGATCGCGCAAGCGACGGGGGCTACACGACAGACCGTATACAACTGGATGAAGGGCGGCGATGTAGCTAGAGCTTACCGCCCAGCAGTTGAACGGGTGATCGAGTGCATGCAGGGGACAAAAACAGGAGAAGAAGCGTGGGAGAAGATATGTCTGGAATTTGGCCTTCAAGCTTGACGGATGAAGAACTGGCTAAGTATTCGTGGCTGCTTATTGCAGAGTCCCAGCAGATCCCCGACACCGTTAAGCCTTGGTTCAAGGAGCTTATAAAGCGGCTAGAAAACACGATTGATGACGGCAAATAACTAATTTCGAGGGATCGCCATGAAGCCGCTGGAATTTTTAGCGGAGGTTCTGCCGTCGCCGCAACACGGGCTGTACTGTATTGCAGAACTTAGCTCCAAAAGAAAAGAACACCTGTTCGTAGACGAACTTACGGAGATAAAGCCTCAAGTTAAGAAGTGGATATCAGAGAGTCGCGATATTTATTTTGCTCTGGCAACCTTCACTCCAGAGGTACGCTCGCTCACAAAGAACCGGCGCACGGCAACTAACGCCACCTATGTCAAGGCGTTCTTCATTGACATGGACGGTTACGAGTCGAAGAAGGCGGCGGCTCAAGCGCTTAGTACTTTTCTTGAAAGTACCGGACTCGATGCATTTGGTCAGCCGCATGTCGTTGGTTCGGGAGGCGGGTTGCACTGCTATTGGCCCCTCGATGAAGCCGTGGACGTTGTTACTTGGAAGCCGGTAGCGGAGAACTTCAAGCGCCTGTGCAAGCAGGAAGGCTTGCGTATCGACATGACCGTAACCGCCGACGCTGCGCGAGTCCTGCGCATACCGGGTACGTTCAACAACAAAGCTAAGTACGGTACGCCCCGTCCTGTTCAACTGCTGCTGCAAGGCACGGGGGCTATCGACTTTAAACGCTTCGCCGCAACCATTCGCGGTTTGCTTAAGGACGAGTACGCACCACCCAGCAACAACTTCTTGGCAACCAGTGTCAATATCGAAGGGACACGACCCTCAAAAGCAGAAACAAAAAAGTCTGCGATGGCAGAAGCGCTGATGAATAACAGCGCAACACGCTTTGAAACCATCTGGCTCAAGACCGAGAAAGACGTAGGCTGTGGGCAACTAGCGTATTACCAGCAGAATGCGCAGCACGACGGCATGGAGCCTTTGTGGCGTGGGCTGCTGTCATGGACTAAGACTTGCGAAGACGGAGAAGCGTTCAGCCGGAAGCTTTCTGAGTTGCATCCGTACCCGCTAGATCGTATGTACAAGAAGCTTGACGAAATCAAAGGGCCGTATCCCTGCGTCAAGATGGATAGCGAGAACCCCGGCATTTGCCCAAGCTGCCAGTACTGGGGTCAGATAACCAACGCGCTAGCGCTGGGTCGCGAGGTGCGGGTCGATAACCGGACTAAGACGTACGAACTACCGCTGCAAAATACGCAACTTACAGCGGATGAGCTGGAAGAAGAAGCCGCCGCTGCCAAGCTGGATGACGGCATCAACGATGGGAAGAGCGCTCTGGATGACGAGGTTATCAACGGGCGCGTTGTGCCAACGCGAGCGGCAACCCGACCTCCGCCCCCTAAAGGCTTTGACTACGGAGAAAACGGCGGCATCTATGTAACGCTCAAAGAGCGCGATGCGACAGGCGTTGAAGTCAAGACACAAGTCCCGGTGCTGCCCTATGATCTGTTCGTAGTGGACATGCTTCGCATCGACGAGAAAGAACACTACGCGCATTTGATGGCAGTCAAAAAGATCGGCGTTGCTGGAGAAGCAACTACGATGGAGTATGTGCCGATCATTCTGCCCAGTAAGTCTGTAGTCGCTAAAGAAGAGCTTCTCAAGTGCTTAGCTTCGCATAACATTTATGCATCGCATGGCGCAACAATGGACCCGTACCTGTTTCAGTATGTTCGGGCTTGCGTTAATCAGGCAGCGCTGACAAAACCGGCAGTAGATGTGCCTATCCAACTTGGCTGGCAAAAGAACGGCACCTTCGTCTACAACAACCGGATCTTCAGCAAAGATGGCACAGAAGTCGTAGTCCCCATGCCGGGACTGGAGAACATCAACCGCAATACCAACAGCAAAGGCACCCTAGAAGATTGGCGCAAGCCTTGGGAACTCCTCGCGCAGCGCCAGATGTATACCTTGCTGGCGTTCTGTGTGGATAGTTTTGGCTCAACGCTGATGCACTTCGGTGATTACGAAGGGTTTGTCTGGCACATTGGCTCGACCAAGTCCGGCACAGGCAAGTCGCTCACGCTAAGCCTTAAAGCAGGCGTATGGGGGCATCCGGTCAGGTATCGGACCAGTAAGGGGTCATCTCCTGTCGCAATGCAGCAACGCGCTGGGCTGCTTAACAGTCTGCCCCTGCTGATTGACGAGATCACCGTTAAGAGTCGTACCGATGAGAACTGGGTTCCTCAGTTGATTTTCGATCTGACTGAAGGGCAAGGCAAAGAGCGCATGGAGTCTGGCTCTAACAAAGAGCGGATCAACAACAGCACATGGTCACTGTCATGCACACTGACATCGAACACGCATCTCGTAGACGTTTTGACCGGGGGGCGTAAACACTCTACGCACGGCGAAATGCAGCGGATGCTGGAGTGGACGCCCGAAGAAGGCCTTAGTTTCTCGGAACAAGAACGTGAAACCCTGCGCTTGTTGCGCACCAACTACGGCGTGGCAGGACAGGAATGGGCGCGGTGGCAGGTTAAGAACCGTCCAACCATCACAGAGGTACTTCAGAAAGTACAGATTCAACTACGCAAAGAATTTAACTTTATCGACGAAGAGCGCTACTGGCATAACGGATGTACGAAAGCGGTCGCAGCAGCAATCATGCTTGGCCCAAGATACGCAAACATTATTGAGCTACCCGTCAACGGGATCATCAGCGCGTTGAAGCAATTAGTGGAAAGCGCCCGTGCAGCCTACAAGAGATCTATTCGTTCTGCTGAAGACGTTCTTAACGCATACACACGCGATCACTACGGCAAATTCATTGTGCTTCGTAAAGAAGACTCAAGCATCCTTGCAAATTTTGGCGCAGACAATACGGAAGGTAAGACGAGTACGCGCAATACCGTGATGGGGAGAATCGAACACGAGATCAATCGCGAAGGCTACGTAGACTACTTTATCGAAGAGACACTACTTAAAGCACACTGCTCATCTATGAGCTTCGGCTATTCAGACTTTAAGCGTCAGCTAGCAGCACTACGCTCAGAAGGCGTATACGTTGAAGTAGTTCGTAAGAACATGCTGGCTAGAACTGACGGTCCTACCATGCGCGTACAAGCCCTGCACATTGCGATACCTAAAGAACGAGTAGACGATGAAGTGGCTCAAGTTTCCGTGGGATCGGATTGAACCCGGACAAGCGGTTTTCATACCGTGCCTAGACACGGAGAAGGTCCGCGAACTTGGGCTTCGCGCTGCAATACCGTACCGTATTAATCTTAGGGTCACCTCGGGTATCCGAGGTGACCTGTACGGCGTGTTGTTTAAGCGGCTTTCTTAGCGGCGAACTCTTTAATCTTATTGGCTAGACGAGTCTCTAGCTTCTTGACCGCATCAATCTTGGCTTTCTTTTCTTCAGGAGAAAACTTCGGACTTGCTGCAATCTGTCGCTTAAGCGCTGCCAACTCGCCCATCTTCTGCCTAAACCCACCGCCAACTGAACTGAGCGCGATCTCGTTAGCGAACTTATTGGCAAACGCACGGGCTTCCTGCGGATCAGACGCGGCAAGCTGCTTAAACGTGTATGCAGCTTTAGCCCAATCACCGACATCATCAAACGCAGCATTAACTGCACCGCGACCTGTATCGGGCTGGAACAGCGAGCCGACTACCGCATACTCATTAAGCGCCTTCTCAGGCGGAGATACGTTGCTTCCGGAGAACGGGCGCAGGATTGGATTAGCCGCCGCCAGTGCAAACACCCCTAAGCTGCCTGTGTACGAGCGCACGAGATGCTCCAGTGCTATCGGAGAGATGCCGAACTGCCCCGCCATCTTGGCAAGCTCTGAAGTGCTTGTACGGTATTGCTGAGATGCTTCCAGCAGTTTCTCCCGTTGCGAGATGATGGGCGCATTAGTGAAGAAGTTGTAGTTCGCCACAAGCTCGACAGGCCCACGCACGATTGTGGGGATAGGTACTCCACCGCCCGGAATACTGTTTATTAGCTGTTTGCCAAAGGTCTTAGCGGCAGTACCAAACTTCGTATCACCCGCCATCGTGTTGTATATGAGTTCCGGCAGCACCTTGAACGCAAGACCCAGTTCAAAAGGAATGGGGATGCG